CTAATGCCCTCCCCGGTCCTTTTCGCCGCCGATCGCGGACGGCGCCGCGCGCGAGGCGCGAACTGACGTTTTCACCACCTGACCATCGCTCTTGAGCACGCGCACCTCATAGACAAAGATATCGCCGCTGCGGCATAGCCTCGCGTTCAAGGCTTCGCCCTGCACCCGCGCCGCCGCTTCGCGCATGGCGGCGAAAGGCTCGGCGAGGCCATGTTCGGCGATGCTGGCGCGGGTGTCACTCGTCGAGAGGCATTGTGTATCTTCGCAATGCGCCGTCTGCGCCGCGATCGATGCGGCGCAGACAACGATGCCGGAGATGTGTCTGTGGAGCGTCATGACGCTGCGCAGCATATACCCCCGCTCGCAAAAGCCAAATCAGGACGCGGACTGGCCCGGCGGCGTCGTGGTGACGGCCCGCATCGTCGCCATCAGCGCCGCCGCGCCGAGCGCGACGGCTCCGGCCTTCGGGTCGCTCAGGAACGACACCCAGTCGGTGGAGGCCAGAACACCGAAGATGGCGGTGGCGCCGGCGGCGATGTAAGTGCGATACCCTTTCATTCTCTTGTCCTTTTTTGAAAAACGCCGGGAGCCGCCCGGCGCGGGGGATGCGTCAGACGAGGCGCGCGGCCTGGAAATGCATCCCGTCGCAGGCGCGGCCGCCCCAGCGACCGCCCCAGATCCAGCCTTCGGACTCGAAGGCTTCGACCACCACATGCGCCGGCGGATGCAGGAAATTCGGCGTCACGTCGTGGAAGGCGTTGCGGACGGGATCGAGATCGATGGCGCAGCCATAGGCGTGCATCGACAGCAGGGTTCCCCCACGCGTCAGGCGGTAGTTGTAGGAGCCGCCGAAGACCGAGACGCCCCAGTCGTCGATGGTCTTCTGGTCCCCTTTCGCGGCTTCGTGAATATGCGAGAACACCCGCGACAGCGACGCCCCGCATTTGCGATGGATGCGGATCGACCGCAACGGCTTGCCGGCAAACCGCAGCGTGAAGGGCGGCGAGACGCGCATAAGGCAATCCCGCTCCCATGTCGGCGACGCCCGCGCGCCGCGCCCACGCGGATTACCGTAGAACTGGTCGCACTCCTTTTGCAAAGGCCAGTCGTCCATGAAGATCTCCTTGGTTTCGAGCGTGTGGAAAAAGGTTCGGCGGCGCGGCGAACCCGAGGCGCGCCGCCGCCAGTGGCAACGCGGATCACTGATCCTTGCGCAGCGAAAGATCGCGCCAGCGGACGGTGAAATTTGGCGAAGCCGACGATTTCAGGATGATCTGCACATTGCAGCCCACCGAGGTTTCGGTACCCGTCGCCGTGACGGTGATCGGCCCCGTCCACATGCCGGAAACCGGCGATCCGAGCAGGCCCCATGTCGCCGCATCGGGCGCGCCGGCGGTCTGCTCCGCGGTGTATCCTTCCTGCGCGGCTTCCGAAGTCCACGTTCCGCTGGGCCGGGTGACGCTCAACCGCGTCCCGAAGGAGGCGAGGCCAACAGACGACGGATCGATTTCCCAGTCTCCGCGACAGCGCAGCACGTCGCCGTTGGAGAGTGTCGGCGATGCCGCTTCCGAAAATATGATGCTCGGCGAGACTGTCGCGCCCGTCGTTCCGGTGACGGTGAGTTGAAACCACTGCCCGCTGGCTGTCGTAACCATCGAACCAGTGGCCGTCAGCGTCCCGGCCTGCGCCGCAGAATTCGTGGTCCACGACACGCCGCCGAGATTGGCGGGAAAGTTGCCGGCGAACGTCACCCCGCCCTGCGCGGCGGGAGCCGTCGTCGTCGCTCCATAGACCGCGCCGTTCGATATGAGATTGCCCGTGGTGTTGGCGGCAGCGTCGAAAATGTCGCCGGAGCCGGCGACGTAAGGCGGCGTCCAGGGCAGGCCGAGGGCATCGAGCGTCGCTTTCAGCGGCCCGGCGATTCGGATTGCGGCGAGCGTGTTGGGATGCACGCCATCCTGGACAAGCGCGTTGAGGTTGTCGCCGGCCGTCGCGCCGCCGCTGCGGTCCTGCAACAACGGGAATGTGTCGACCGCATAGACCTGCCCGGGATAGAGCGAGGGAGCCTTCAATATCCAGTTGCGGATCTGTGAGAACTGCTTGTTGGTCGCCGTGTTGAAGCGGTAGCCGGTGTTGCTCGCATTGCCGCTCGGAGGGTCGGTCATGACGACCACCGGCTTGCCGGCCCCGGTCAGCGTGTCGAGCGCGTATTTCAGACCCTTGCCGTCATCGCCGGTTCCGAACAGCGCGAGAGCAGCGCTGTTGCCCGCGGCCATGTCATTGTGGCCGCCGTTCCAAAGGAACACCGTGCCGCACGGCGCCGCGAGCGCCGATTGCAGCTGCGTGAGGCCGGACGGCAACGCGGTGGCATAGAGATCCTTGATCTTCGTGCCGGCAACCGCGAAGGTATTCGCCTCGGAAATCGCGTAATGACCGCGTGAGATCATCGCGACCACGCCCAGCGCCGAGACGGGCTGAAGCGACACGTTGCGGGTCGCGCCGGACGATCCGTTTGTGATGATCTGCTGCGCCATGCTGTGGCCGATGACGCAGATCTGGTTGTTGGCGGGACGCAGACGTGACGCCTGCGAGAATGGCGGCGACGATCCGCCGGGAACAGCGGCCGCCGGCAATGTGAAAACGACCGCAACGAACAGCGCGAGAAAGCGTGCGAGCATCGCGTGCCTCACTTCAGGTTCGAATAGACGCACGCCGCCGTGGTGCCGGCGGTGGCGACGGTGGTGACGGCAAAAGGAAACAGCGACCACCCGACCTGCACGGGAACAGCGAGCGTCGAACCGTCGGCGAAGACGAGTGCGACATTGCCCGACAAGGTGCAGGCCATGCCGATCGATCGCTGCGCCGCCTGCGCAGCGCCGGGCGTCATCGCGACGGCGCCCTGGAACGCCTGATCGTCGCCATGCAGCGCATCGAGCTTGCCGTTGCCCGTCGCCGTCTGACTGCGGATCGCCGAGAGATCGCCGGCGCCCGTATCCGGCAAGGTCGACAATTGAACCGCCTGCGTACCGAGTGGCGTCGTCGCCATGATCGGCGCATAGCCTCCCGGCGCATAGACCGACATCACCGCGCCGTCGGGCAATGTCACGCTGTTGGCGGCGAAGGCGCTCGAGGGTCCAAGGCAGGCCGTCGCCACGATCAGGATTCGAAGCATCCGGCGCCGCCGCGGCGTCGGCGCAGGTTTCTCGAAAGCACTCGTCATCTGCAGCTCTCCTTTGGTCGAAAGGACAGCGCGCCGCCGCGCCGCCGACGAAGCGGCGGGACCGCGGCTGCGCGCAGGTTCGGGGACGATGAAAAAGGACGCGAAGGACGCGCCGCAGCGGTCGTCAGAGTTCGGCGGACGCTGTCCAGCTCGACGAGAAACATCCGGCTGCGCCGCTGGCATTTGCCGCGCGCAGCTCGACGAATCCGCGCGTCGTCGCGGTAATGACGCCGGGTCCGGCAGGGAATTTGACCGGCGCCGACGCATCGGTGACGACGACGCCTGGCGCCGCGCGCATCACACCGCTGAAGGCGACATGTCCGCCATAAATCTCGCCCGACGTGACATCGCCACGCCACAACGAAAACCCGTCCGCGCTGCACTGGAAATATGCGAGGCACAAGGCGATATCGATCACGGTGGGCCGTCGCTCGAACATCGTCGCATAGAGCCCGCGCTCGAACTGCGGACGCAGCACGGTCCCCGGCCCGAATTCGACGTTGGCCTGCGTTCCACTTGTGAGCGCCGGCGTCGTGAACGGCGTCGCGGCATAGATGCCGGCGCCGGCAGCGCCAGTTCCCTGCCACAGGCGCGCCGGCGCGGTTCCCTGCTGCGAAAGCGTGTAAGCGCAGCTCTCGATCCATTCGCCGTCGATCGGCAGGATCAGTGAGCCGCTGGCGATCGTCAGCATCACATCGGCGCCCGAGGTGGCGAATGCGTATGTCACGCCCGCGGCGCCGGCCTTGACGCCGTCATGGCCATAGGCGCCGGCCGCCAGAGTGACGACGCCCGACACGGCGCGCTGATTGACCGCGAAGCGGGAGTTGCGCAGCAGATTGCGGAAGCCGAACGGCGCGCCGTCGCCCATCCCTTGCGGAAAGGCCGGCCGCCCCGTCGCGCAGTCGACGACGATCGCCTCCCTCCAGAGCGCGCCGTCGGCCGAGACCTTGAGATGAAAATCGTCGTCGCCGGTGAGGCCTGTTTCGGCGCGGCCCGACCAGTTCGACTGGTAGAGATGCGACACGCTGTGGCTCGGGCCTTCCTTGTCGAGAACGAAGCGAAGATCGCCGTCACCGCCCTCGCCGACGCTCTTCGCGGCAAAAAGCGCCTTGCCGAGCTTCGCCGACAGCGGACTTTGCGCATCGGCGGTCGTCCCGACGCCGAGCAGAGTCAAATTCTGCAAGGCGTGCAACCCGCCGGCGGCGTCGTTCCACGCTGCGCCGTCGTAGATCAGTTGTGTCGCATCAGCGACGCTCCAGGCCCGCCATCCTGCGCGCGGCGCGACGAACGTCCATGCGCCGGAGAGAAACGCGGCAACCGCATTGTCCTTGCCCGCGAAGGCGCCGGTTCCGCCGCTCACCAGCCAGCACTGCCCCTCCGCCGGAATTGCCGGAGGGGCCGCGGTGCGGGCGACGAACACGAGTTGCGTGAGCACGTCGAGAAGCGCCAGCGCCTCATTGTGAGTGACGTGTTTTTGGGCCTGGGCGGCGTCGAGATAGGGCAAGGCGAGATTGGCGCTGTCGGTCATTGCTGCGGCCTCATGCGACGGGAAGCGTCGCGCTGAGCGGGAATCCCCGCCCGATCACGGCGCTCAACTGGAAAATGGAAAGCGAAAGGGCAGACTGCGGCGCGCCGAAATCGGCGATCTCCAACGCCGCGGTATAGAGCGCCGACGGGCTCGTCATCTCGAGCACGCGACGTCCGCCTCCCGGTAAAGCCAGTTCGATCTCGTACCGCTCGGTCGCTTCGCCGAGCGGAATTTCGTTCCCCTCCCAAGCGTCGGAATCGACCCGCCCGCAGCGAATGAACGAGATGGTCACCCCCGCATCGCCTCGCGTCGCCCGCGCCCGCACCGGCGAAAAAGGCGTGAGCGCCTTGCCGGTCGCGGCGATGGTCGCCTGCACGTAGAGGGGATCCGAGTAGTCGCGATCGGCCGGGCCGATGCGCCAGATCGTCGGCGCGCCGATCTCGGAGGTGTTCCGCGCCAGCGGAACCAGCGCATCGTCGAGCAGCACGACTATTGATCCGGCGGGCGCATCGCGGGCGGCGAGACGGCTTTCGCCGCCGAGACCACGAAGTAGACGCGACAGCCGCCAGACATTGTCGCCGACAAGATCGGCGCGGGCGAAAGCAAAGATTTCCCAAAGCCCGTCGGCGCCGCGAATGGCCATGGACGTGCGGCCCGACAGCGCCGCGCCGTCCGCGACCGACGAGAGCGCCGCCGCGCCGAAGCGCACGGTGACGCTGGACGCGCGATCGAAACGCCCGGTCGGGCCGGCGGGAAGAACATCCAGCGTCTGGCCGATCGTCGCGGGCCGGAGGATGCGTCCGAATATTTCATACCCGAACCCGCTCTGGCGCCAGATCGCCAGCGACCCCGGCCAGGGATCTGCGAAGGCGGCGACGAAGGACAGTGGCGCCGGATCATCGCGCGCAGCGGCGAGATCGAGAAACACCACATGGGGAGGACCCGCGAAACGCGGCCCTGCGACCGGCGTCGTCGAAAGCCGCGGCGCTGCGACATCGCAAGCCAGCCGATCCGCCGATCGCGCCGTCGCCTTGCGGACGAGGCCATCGACGAGGCCCGTGATCTGAAACAGGCGTCCGCCGCCGGCGCCGTCCAGCCGCACGAGATCGCCCGGCTCCAGCAAGGCGACGCCGGGCCGCAGCGAAAATTCGGCGCCGTCGCGCCCGGCCCACAGATCCGCCAGCCAGGCGTTGGTCGCCGCCGTGGCGGCGGCCCGGTTCGTCACCACCGCCGTTTGCGCTTCGCTGCGGCGCAGGGACCAGCCCTCGAGCCGGCGCGACAGCACCTGCCCTACACTGTAGTCGAGCATCGAATCGGTAAAGGACAAGGCGATTTCGTGCGGCAGTTCGCTCTCTTGCGTGCGCGTGAAGGTCACGAGTCTGCCGTCGCGATCGGGAACGAGATCATCGTCGCCGAGCGTGGGCGCCGCACGATTGCGCCGCGTCGTGAAGCGGACTGCGCCGCTGCTGACGATCGCGTCGAAGCCATAGAGCGCCGTCAGCGGTTCGACGGCGTCGCGCGGCGACATCGGCCGGTCGATCACATAGCCATCGACAAAGCCGTAGATTTGCGGACGCGGCAGCGAGAGCCCTGGCGCCGCGCCGCCGGCCAACTCAGTGACCAGCCGGTCGAGCGGAGCGCCCTCCAGCCGGCCGGTGACCCAGTGGCCGGTCTCCCAATGCGAACCGTCACTCCAGACGCTCGACAGCGTCGGAAAGGCGGGAAACGGCCGCGCGTCCCAGCACCACACATGAATGCGCGCCGGATCGACCATCGGCCCGCCATAGACCGGCGACACGGGATTGGCGGCGGGCGTCGGCGGATCGTAATGCGTGATCATCGCTTCCAGAAAGCGCGCCTGCATCAGATCGTCGCGTCCGTCGCGCGAAAAATACGGCAGGCCGCCATCGACCGACCGCGGATCTGGAAACACATTGGGGGCGTTCGCCCCGCGATCGACCGCGGGACATCCCGTCTCCATGATCCATATCGGCTTCGAATACGGCGCCCATGCCGTCGGCTGCGACGCGCGCACGCCGCCGCTCCGCTCGTAATGCGCGCTGGACCAGAAGGACTGGAGATCCTTTTGCCGATATATCCAGGCTTCGCCCAGCCCGTCGGTGATTGGTGTGCGCTGCTGCGCGGCACGCGCGTCGGCGTCGGCGTAATACCAGTCGTAGCCCTCGCCGGAGACGATGCGGCGACGCAAGAAATCGAGATCGTAGATCGCATCGGCCTCGGCTGCGTCGAGATGGCCGTCTCCGTCGCGCCAGTCGGTCAACGGCCAGTAGACGTCGATGCCGATGAAATCCGCCGCCGCCCAGAGTGGATCGAGCGGAAAGCGCACCTCGCCTGTGACCGGAACATGCGCGCCATATTCGGTCCAGTCGGCGGAATAGGATGTTTTCGCCGACGGCAGAATCGCCTTCACCTCGCCGAACAGGGCGACGAGCTGCGAGACCGCCGGATAGACCCCGGGCGCCGAACGCACGCGGGTCAGGCCGACGAGTTCCGAACCGACCAGAAAGGCGTCGACGCCGCCGGCATCGACGCACAATTGCGCGCAATGCAGAATGAACGGTCGGTAGTTCGAAAAAAACGTGTCGATCTGCACACTCGCCGCCGTCGTGGCGTCGACGCTGCCGGGAGCGCCCGGCGCCGGATCGCAGGTGACGCGCCCGCGCCAGGGAAACGGCGGCTGGGGCGCGGTCGCCGTATGCGGATCGGCCAGCACATTGCCGGGCGGAATATCCATCATCACGAAGGGATAGAAGGTCACCTTCAATCCGCGCGCCTTCAGATCGGCAATCGCCGCGCGCACGGAATCGTCGCTTGGCGTGCCGCCGAAGGCCGAGCGCCCGTCGATCTGCGTCACCAGCGACGCCGTGGCGCGAGTGGCGCCCGCCACCGACCAGTCCGGCGGCCAGGCTTCCCCGGTGATGAAGTTGAACTCGCCGATCGTCTTGAACCTTGAATCCACCTTCGGTTCGATGCGGCATTGCCCGGCCCGCAGATCGTCGCCGAACCAGGCCACGACGAGCGCGACGCTCTCGAGATTGGGGCACAGGGCCTGCAAGGCATCGATCGACGCGATCCAGTCGGTCGTCGCGGTGAGCTGATTGCGATTCTCCGCGGTGGACACGCCCGGCCAGGAAAAATCCAGATGCAGGGACGCCTGATATCCCTCTTCCGTCGCGCCGGGGATGATGTCCACCGCCCGGATCATCGTCCCGAGACCCCCGACAGGCCGCACGACCTCGAATGTGAATTGCGGAATGCGATTGCCGAAATGTTGCAACGGCAGTTGCTCGAACACGACATAGGCGAGCCCGCGATAGGCGGGAACATTTTCCGGATCTTCCTTGGCGGCGATCAGCGGGTCGGGCAGCTGGTCCTCCGTTCCATGATAGATGCGCATCGGCAGCGTCGTCATGTCGAGTTCGACGCCGTCGGCGAAAATGCGACGCACGAAAGCAATCGGTCCTTCGCAGAGACCGATGGCGAAATTGGCGAAATAGGAAAAGGTCACTTCGATCTGCGTTGCGCCGGAGCCCGAGCCGCCACCACCCTTTCCTCCTCCACCGCCTCTCATCGAGACATTCGTCTCCTCGAGAAAGCGCGTCGCCCAGATCATCTGTCCGCCGATGCGGGCGCGGCCATAGACGCGCGGCAGGCCGGCCCCTTCTGTCGAAGCGATACCGTCCATCGATTTCAGTTGCGGGCCGATGGCGTAGCGTGGCGATGCATGCGGCGCGAGGGCGCGATCGACGAGCGCGCCGCCGAAGCCGCCGGCAAGCCGCCCCACCAGGGCGCCGACCGGCCCGGCCACGGCCGAGCCGATCGCCGACCCCAGCGTTTGCAGGACCATCGTCGCCATGGTCGGTCACTCCTGCACATCGGGAAAACGAAAGACGGCGACGATCCGCCGCCGCCAATGGGGCGCGATCGCCGCCTCGGCGACACAGGCGCCCTGATGCGCGTGGATCATATGCGTCGCACGCGACGCCACGCCGAGATGCTGCGCCGGCGTGTGGTCGCGAAAGCGAAACAGCAGAATGTCGCCGGCGCCAAAACGGTCCGCGGCGATTTCGACGAAATGGCGCTGCGCGGCCAGCAGCAGGGTCTCGCGGCCCTGCTCCGCCGCCCAGTCCGGCGTATAGGGCGGCGGTTCCTCCGGCTCGTGGCCGACCACGTCGCGCCACACGCCGCGCACCAGCCCGAGACAGTCGCAGCCGACGCCGCACAGCGACGCCTGATGGCGATAGGGCGTGCCGATCCAGCGCCGCGCCGCCGCAACGATATCCTCGCGCACAAGGCTCATTTGAAGAAGCTCCCGCCGTCCATCGTCGGCGCCAGCGCGCTGGGATAGGCGATGACGCGATCATTTCCCGGCATGTGCGGAAAGCCGCGGAAATTGACGATGTTCCTAAAGCGCGCCTGGCAGGTTTCGGGGCTCTTGTCGCAGCCCGCCGAAAGATGCACGGCGTCGCCGGCTGCAACGGGACGCGGCGGTGCGCTCCACAACACGATCGAGGCTCGCGTCGCATCCTGCAAATGCGACTTCACGGTAAAGGTCGACCCGGCATTGGCGCCGCTCGCAAAACGCAGGCGCCCGCCGGCGAAGAAGCCGCTCGCGAACAGGCCGCTCACATCCATCGCCAGCACGCCGCCGGACAATCCGGCGACGACGCCGTCGACGGCAAGACCCGGCCGCGACAGATCGACTCCGCAGCGCGCGTCGCCGAGATCGGCGCTGCAGGCGCGCTGAAACGAACGGCCTTGTGGCTGATCGAACCAATGGGCGCCGGACCGCGTTTCGGCGACGAAGGCGAATTCGCTGCGGCGGATTTCGCCGATGGTCGCCACATCGAGCAACAGCCGGTCGGTGGGATCGCTCCAGTCGACGAGCCAAATCTCGACACCGGCGCCGTCATAGGCGCCCGCCAGCACATCGGCTTCGACGATGCCGGCGCTGTCGAGCGCGCCCGAGGTCTCGTTACCGCCGACAGCGAAGCCGAGACGGCTCTCCGTCTCGCTGGCGGAGAGACCCGTCGCGGCGGAAAATGTCACGCCGCCGAAAGCGATGTCACGATCATGATCGGTGAAGCCCATGACGACGCCGTCGCGGCGCGCGAGGCGCCAGCATGTGCAGAAGGTCGAAACGGGGGAATCCAGTTTGGCGCGCAGACTGGCGCTGGCGTCGCGCATGGCGGCCTCCAATGTGGGAGATGCGTGCGAGGCAGAAGACCCGGGGTCGTTTGCACTGGACCGCGAGTTTCCAGGCTCGTAACTCGGCGTCAGGGAAGAATTTCGACGATCGGAATTTTTGGAATGGCGCCGGCTTCGAAAGCAGCGAAATCGATTTCCAGAAAGTCCGTATCGAACCGCGCCGGCACATCGAAGACGAAGCCGGCGGAGACGACGGCCCCCGCCGCCGGAGTGTGGCCGCTCGCAAATGTCACGACGCCCGTCGTCGCATCGAGCGCGAAGGTTGACGCCGCGGCCTGAACGCCATCGACGGTGATGCTCACTGAATCCGCGACCGGTTTGGCGATCGTGCGCACATAGGGCGCAAACTCGGCGCCGTAGGTTTTCGTCAGCTGAAACGCCAGCGTCGCGCCGTCGCCGACGCCGATCCGCTGATCGCCCGGCGCCGGCGATGCGCCCGGCGCGCAGGAGGCGCTGTCGGCGCGGTCACGCCAGCGAAAGCCGTAAAGCCGCCCGCGCCGCTCCTCGAAAAAGGCGACGATCCGCGAAAGCTGCGCAAGGCTCTTGACGCCGTAACCGGCCTCGTACCGGCGGCGCGACATGGCCCAGCGGGCGTTGCGCGCCTCGCGATTGGAACCAAGCGCGACGACGTCGGTGCGCCGCTCGGGGCCCCCGGCGCCATGCAGCGACACATCGAGCGGAAACAGGATTTCGTGAAAGCCGGTCATTGCGCGTCACCCCATTCTTCGGCGCGATCGATTTCACAGGCTGCGCTGCCCGCGCCCGACTGCTCGCGCCAGCGCGCCGGAGATCTGCGCTTCGGCGCGGCGAAACCCGTCGACGTCCGGCGTCGAAATATTCACCGTCACCGCCGCAGCGCCAGGCGTCGCCTGCGCCGCCACGCCGAGCCGCCCGTCTGGTCCGCGCGCCAGCGGCATGATCGCCTCCGCCCCGCGCTCGCCCATCAGTCCGAGCCCACCGCCGCTGGCAAAATAGGTCGGGCTGGCGACGACGCCGCCGTCGGCAAACGGCGCGACGCTGGCGCCGCCTCCGCCGTTCTCGCCGAACACATTCGAGAACAGCGCGCCGAGGCCGGAGGAAATCCCCTGCCCCAGCGTCTGCGCGCCCTGCTTCAAAGCGAGCTTTGCGAGGCTCGTCGCCAGTTTCGTCAACACCGCGTCGAGGGACTTCCCCTGGGTGGAGGCGCCGGAAAAGCCGCTCGACAGGGACTTGGAAGCGGCGCCGGCCGATGCGTTGATCTGATCGAGCAACGCCTTCATCGCCGTCAGATCCTGCGTCGCGAAAGGCGTGGCGGCGCCGGGCTGGTGGAACACGTCGGGGAAATTGTCGGTGGTCATGTCGGCCTCGTCTCGTCGGGAAAGGCGCGCATCAGGGCGCCCAGCCTGTCTCGTGTCGGCGCGCCAGGCCGCTCGCCGTAGACGGCGCACAGGGCGCAGTGGAGTTCGCGTGGCGTCATGCGCCAGAACGCCTCGGGCGAAAGCCGCAGGACGCCGAAACCGAAGCGCATGGCGCGCTCGAACGGAAATGGCTCGGGCCGGGAGGACTCCCTGCCATTTTCGTTCACGATTTCGGTTCGGCGTCCTGCGGCGCCGGAGGGGTTGCCGCCTGTCCTTCCGGCGCATCGCCGAATGTCGCGGCGAGGAGATCGGCCGCGATCTGGACATAGGCCGGCAGCCCGCCGGTAACCTTCATCGCCGCGACGTCGTCGTCGCTCAGCGGGTGGCCGCCGCCGCGCAGTCCGGCGCCGATGATCCGCAGGAGGTCGCGCGCCGAAAGCCGGCGTCCCTCGAAACGTTCGGCGAGCGCGACGAGATCGCTCGCCCCCAAGCCGCTCTCGAGTTCCGCCAGCGCGCCGAGCGTGAGGCACAGCGTGTAGCTCCTGCCGTCGAGCGTCGCGTCGACTTCACCGCGTTTGCCATTGGCCATTTTGCTCCCCCGCGATTCCATCTCCCCGCGTCATTGCGAGCGCAGCGAAGCAATCCATCCAAAAATCTCTGTCGCCTCGGAGATGGATTGCTTCGCTGCGCTCGCAATGACAAACTTGTCTCTGTGCTTACCGACTCACAGCGCTGCAAAACTCAACGCGCCGGCGCTTTCCAGCGCCAGTTCGAAGGTCAGCTCCGCCGTGTGGTCGCCGCGATAATCGAGGCTGGACATCTGGAATACGCCGGAGATCACCCCGAAGGCCGGAACGACGATCTGCCAGTTGCGAATGACGCCATCGAAGAACACCTGCCGCAGCAGCAGGTCCGACGCCTGATCCTTGAACACGCCGGCGCCGGAGACGCTGGCCCGCTTGACGCCGGCGCCCTCCAGCAACTCGCGCCAGCGTCCAATAGATTCGGCGTCGGTCACATCCACCGTGTCGGCGTTGAGCGCGAGGCGGCGCGTTCGCAGACCGGCCACGCTCACGAAATTGCCGGCTCCGTCGTCGATCTTGAGCAGAAGATCCTTGCCTTTTTGCGCGGTCATTTCACGCCTCCGTCAGTTCCGTCGTCGCGCGAAAGCGCAAGTTCACTTTGGCGAAACGCCCGTTGGCGTCACGTCGCGTCTCGCTGGTCACAAACCGCAGATCGATCAGCGCATGGCCGGCGAGCGTGAGCGGCGCCTCGTCGAGCAGCGCCGAGACGAGCCCGGCGATGGTCATGGCTTCGAGCGTCCCGCGCGCGGTCGACACCACCGACAGCGTGACGAAATGCTCGGCGCCCGGCGCGCCGGGCGTCGACCAGTCGCGCATTTGCGCATCGGCGAAGAGCACATAGGGCGCCTCCGCGCCGCGCGGCGCTTCGTCATAGATTTTCGCGCCGCCGATCGCTGCGGCGAGCGGCGCGCTGCCCGACAATCGAGCGAGCATCGCCTTGCGCAGGGCGACTGCCGCCGGCTCTGTCATGGGCTTCGCCTCCTCGAATGATTTCCTCGGCTTCGCCTCATGGTGTGAACTCCCCGGCTTCGCCTCATGGAGTGATCTCCACGCACCGACAGACGAGAAAGCGCCGGCTGGCGTCCGGATCGTCCACGGCCTCGATCAACAATTGCCGTCCCGAGAATGTGAATCGCATCTGGCAGACGACATCGGCGCGCCAGCGCAGCGTGGCACGATACGTCGCCTGTTGTTCCTGGCGCTGCTCGACGAAGCCGCCCTGCGCGCCGATCGCTTCGATCTTCACGAAGATTTTCACGAGCGGCGCATAGACGCGAACGAGACCGCCAGCGCCGTCCGGCGTCTCCTGCGGCGTCTCCAGCATCACGCGACGGCGCAGTGCGCCGATCGTCGGCGCGCTCATCGCAGACGCTCGCGCCGGAAAGGCGCCGCCAGCGCCATGGCGGCCGGCGGCACATCGGCGTCGCCGCGGTTCTCGTAAAGCCGCGCTATGGTCGCCACAATGGCCCGCCGCAGCGGCTCCGGCGTATCGCTCGCCTGCGGGCCATAGCCGAATGTCGCCTCGATCTCGACACTGTCGAGCACGCGTCCGGGCTGCGGCGGCATTTGCGAGAACACGATCCGCGGCGCATCCATCGCCGGCGGCGCGCGCCAGATCGCCGGATCGACCGGCGAGGCCGCGCCATCCGCGCCGTAGATGCGCAGCGCCGTGACGGCGGTGAAGGGCGCGAACGGCAATTCCATCGTCATCGTCGCGTCGAGCCGCCGCAGCCAGCCGTCGAAGGAGAGCCGCCACCCTTGCGAAACGAACAGCCGCCGCGTCATGGCCTCGAGCGACAGACGCGCCGCGACGATCAGGGCGGAAACAAGATCGTCTTCGTCACTCGTGTCGATGCGCAGCCAGCTCTTCGCCTCGACGAGCGACACGGGCTCCAGCGCCGGCGGCGCGATCAGCGTCGGCCTCATGAAGGTCTCTCCGTTCATATGGAAAAGGCGCGCCATTGCGAACGCAGCGAAGCAGTCCATCCATGGTGCGCGTCGTTGTCCTGGAGATGGATTGCTTTGCTGCGCTCGCAATGACGATGGCAGTGTCGAAAAAGGCCGCGTCGATCAGGCCGAAAATTCAGCAGCTTGATCGCCTCGAAGTTCTGCACGCCGCCGCCGACGCGCTTTGTCGTGTAGAACAGCACATAGGGCTTGGCGGAATAGGGATCGCGGAGCACGCGGATACCGATGCGGTCGACGACGACATAGCCGCGCTCGAAATCGCCGAACGCCACCGAGAAGGAGTTGGCGGCGGGGTCCGGCATGTCCTCGGCTTCGATGACCGGGAAATTCATCAGCGTCGCCGCGGCGCCGCCGGTCGCCGGAGGCTCCCAGATATATTCGCCGGTCGTCGTCTTGAACTGGCGGATCATCGATTGCGCCCGGCGGCCCATCACGAATTTGCCGTTCTGCCGGAAGCCGGCGCGCAGCGCATAAACGAGATTGAACAGCACATCGGACGCCTGCGTCACCGGAAAGCCGCCGGCGGCGCCCGTGGTGATGAAGCCGAGATTACCCCAGGCCCAGCTGGCGTCGGCGATGGTCGGGTAGCTCAGGAAGCCTTTCGGTTTGTTCACGCCGTCGCCGCCGACAAAGGCCGCGCCTTCCTGTTCGGCGAAGGCCGTCTGCACTTCCTCGGCGATCCATTGCTCGATATCGACGACGGCGTCGTCGAGCAGGGTCTGCGTCGCCGCCGGCATGGCGTAAAGCTCCATCGCCGGGAAGGTGAGGTCGGCGATCTGCTGATTGCTGGACTGCGGCCGCGGATCGGCTTCCGCCACCCAGCCGGCGGCCGGACCTGTGGTCGAGAAGGCGCGTTTGAGCACATGCGTCGAGATCTGGCGCACGCTGGCGATGCTGCGGATCGGCGAGATCTTCGCGAGCCGGCGCAGAATGTCCTGCTCCGCCGGCGTCGGCACCAGATAACCGCCGTCGGCGCCCGAGCCGACCGACATGGCTTTTTCCTCGATCCGCCGCAGGCTGCTGCTTTCGCCGGCGCGCATATAGAGATCGAAGGCCGATTTGTGTTCGCGCGCGGCGCCCTCCTGCGCCGCCGGCTCGCCGCCGCGGCGCGGCCGTCCGGCGTCGAGCGTCATTCGATCGAGCCGGCGCCTGGTTTCATCCAGCGCCGTGTCGATGCGCGACAGCTTTTCCTCTGTCACCGCATCGACGCCGAACCGCGTCTCGAGCTGCTTCAGCCGCTCGTCGTTGGTCTCCTTGAAGGCCTCGAAGGCCTCGTGCAAGTCGCCGAAGGCGTCGCCGGCGGCGGATTTCATTTCGATATGTGTCATGGCAGTCCTCTTGGTGTGAAGCATGAACGCGCGGCTGCGCCCGGCGGCGTCGCCTGGATTTTGAGGGTGACTGTCGGGCCTATCTGCTTTCCTGCCGCTTCTGCGCCGGCCCGTAGCCCACCGCCTCGCGCTGTTCGTCGACGGACAGGAACGACGCCGCGCCGATGCGCCCCCATTCCGTCGCCCGCTCCTCCGCCAGCGCATCGATGCGGTCGGCGTTGTAGTCGAAGCGGAAGGGCTCGAACGCCGGCGCCAGCCAGGCGGCAAAACTCTTCTGCACCCGCGCCACCATGGGGATCACGGCGCCGCGCCAGAAAGCGCGGTTGGCCTCCTGATAATTCTTGAAGGTGTTGTCGCCCGGCAGGCCCAGCACCAGCGGCGGCACGCCGAAGGCCAGCGCGATCTCGCGCGCCGCACTCGCCTTGGCTTCCGCAAAATCCATGTCCTTTGGCGACAGCGACAGCGGCTTCCAGTCGAGCCCGCCGTCGAGCAGCAATGGGCGCCCGGCGTTGAGCGCGCCGGAGTAGTTCTCGTCGAGTTCGCTTTTCAGCCGTGAAAACTGTTCGTCCGACAGCGTCGCGCCATTGGGTCCGGCATAGACCAGCGCGCCGGAGGGCCTCGCGGAATTGTCGAGCAAGGCCTTGTTCCAGAAGCTCGCGGCATTGTGCGCATCGAGCGCCACCTGCGCGGCGGCGAGCGGCGCGAAGCCGTACCAGTCATCGAGCGGATTGTAGAGCTTGATGTGCAGGATCGGCTCGACGCCCTCGCCCGTCAGCTCGTAGCGAACCTCGTCGCCCTGGGCGCGATAGACGTAAGCCGAGGGCCAGCCGCTGCGGCCGGGCGCCAAACTCATGCGGTCGGAGCGCAGGGCGTAGAGTTCTCGCGGTTGGCCGTCGAGCGACGCCGCCTCCACATAGGCGTCGCCATAGAGCAGCAGATTGCTGACGACGCTTTCCAGAAACGACACATCGGTGTCGAGCGGATTGGGCCGCGCGATGAGATCGAGCAGCGGATGCTCGATGATCTCCTCGCGCCCGCGATACATCGTCCATGGCACGGAGGCGACAGCTTCGGCGATCATCCGCACGCAGCGATAGACGACGGCGTTGCGCTCGTAGCCGGCCCGCGTCAGCTCGACATGCGTGCGCGCGGTCCACTGAGGCAGACCGAGAGAATGCAGCGCGAGAAGTTTTCCCGCGCGCGACTGCTTGGCCTCGCGCGAGGGAGCGATCGCGCCGAGGAGGCGCGTGAAGAGAGAGGGCATGGGGGATGTCCTGATGTTTCTTGATGCGAGAGGGCCCGTTCCCTGTCTCTCCCCCGCCAAAGCCCGTCGAGAGACGGACGTCCTACGACGCCCTATGGCGGGAAAGGGGACGCACGGCGCAATTCGGGACAAGAGGCAAAGCGGCCGGGAAAGCCCCGGATCTGCCCGCTCTCCCGCGAAGCGGAGGAGGGCTGGGGAGATGGCGCGCTCACGCGCTCACAACCGCCGCACCCGCGGCTCCCCCGCCTTCGGCGTCAGCGCCAGCGCGGTGATCGCCCACACCAGCGCGTCGAGCCGGTCCGGGCTTCTCCCGGACGACAGCCCGTTCGGTCCGAAATCGCACATCTCGTCCTCGAGTTCCGGGAAGGCGCCGACATGGCGCACGCGGCCCTGTTCGTAGAGCTGCGCTGCCGGCGCGGCGCGCAGATATTTGCCGCGCGTCGCGCGCGTCAGCGTCACGGGAACCGCCGGGTCGGCCTCGGTCAGCACCGCCTGCACCATTTCGCCGCCCTGGTTCGCCTCGGCCACCAGCGCATCGGCGGCAAGCTTGTGATAGAGCCCGATCGCCGCCCGCGCCCAGTGCGCCGGGCGCGCCGCGGCGAGCGTCGCGTCGGCCAGCACATGCACGACGCCGGCGCTGCAGATCCCCGCGGCGACGATGCCGCAATTGTCCGCCCGCTTGCCACTGGAGGCCGGCGGGTCCACCGCGACGACGATGCGCGCAAGCGCCGGCGCCGCGGCGACGCGCAGGCTCTCCAGCATGTCGCGGCTCCACAGCGCATCCGCGCGCTCCTCGACGATCTCGCCGTCGAGTTCCTGCCGCCCGAGCCGCGTGCCGCCGTAGCGCCCGAGCACGGTCTCGAGAAAGGACGGCGCCAGATGCGCGGCGTTCTCGCTGGTCTTCGCCCGCGTCACCGCCGTCGTCGGGTCGGCGAGAATCTGTTTCAGCAGCGGCAACGGACGCGGCGTCGTCGTCACCAGTTGGCGCGGCCAGTCGCCGAGCCGCAGGGCGAATTGCAGCATGTCCCAGGTCTCCTTCGCATAACGCCATTTGGCGAGTTCGTCGCACCAGGCGGCGAAAAACTGCGGGCCGCGCAGGCTCTCCGGATCTTCGGCGGAAAAGGCCTGCGCCACGGCGCCATTGGCCCATACCAGCCGGCGCCGCGTCGCCTCCCACACGGGCCGCTCGCTGCGCCGATGCGTAGCCAGCAGTCCGGAAGCGCCGTCGATCATCACCTCGCGCACATCGGCAAGTGTTTCGCCGACCAGCGCGATGCGCGGCAGCGGCGCCGGTGCGAATTGCGGGCGCCCCAGCGCCAGCCCCTTCACCCATTCGGCGCCGGCGCGGGTCTTGCCTGCGCCACGCCCGCCCAGCGCCAGCCAGCAACGCCAGGGGCCGCCGCCCTGCGCCGCCGGCGGTGGCCATTGGTCTCGGCGGGCGGAAAACTCCCAGTCGGCCAGCAGCCGCTCGAGTTCCCGCGCGGAAATGCCGTCGAGGAGTTCATCCAGCCGCCCCGTCGCCGCCAAGGCGCTCGAGCCGTCGAGCAAGCTCCGCGCGCAAATCGGCCAGTTCGCGGGGAGGCGCGTCGTCGTCGTCGGCTGCGTCCCGCTCATCCGTATCCCCGTCGCGCGTTTCGCGTGTCATGCGTTTGAGTTCGGCCAGCGTCTTCACCAGACTGGCCAGGGTGCGGGCGCTCTGCTCGATGGTCTTGGGCGCGTGCTTCGCCAGCGCCGCTTCGGCGCGCGCGAATTCGCGCTCCACTGCGTCCTCGAGCCTCAGGATCAGTGAACGCTCGGGTTTTTGCGGCGGCGGCTTTGGCGCGGCGATCGGCGAGGGCCGCAACGGCCAGCCGTGTTCACCGCGAAACTTCAGAAACTGCGCCGGGGTCATCTCCAGCGTCGCGGCCACCTCCGCAACGCGGGCGCCGGCGTCGTAGAGCACCTTCGCCTGCGCGATGTCTTCCGCGGTCGGCGGGCTGTTCTTGCGCATGGAAGATCGCTCCGGCGTGGCTGTAATAAGGAAATCCGAACTCGAAGAACACGCTCTCACACCGCGCTGTCATTGCCAGCGCAGCAAAGCAAACCAGAACGACATTTCACATGGACCGCGAGCCTTCAAGTTGCGAGCCGAAGGCTCGCACTCCAGGGCGCAGCAGCTTGGCCTCGAATCTCTGCGCCGATTGCGCATAGCGCAGCCGCGCAAGCTTCAGGATCAGATCGTCGATCGTCACCGGCGCGGCCTTCACTTTGGCGATGCGCGCGCTGCGCAGCATCGGAAAGGTCACGACGGAAATCTCCGGCAGATCGACTTCCAGCAGGCGCCGCCCGCCGGTCGCCTTGTCCTTCGTATAGCGGACGGCATGAAATCCGATGGAGAGCCCGTCGACCGCGCCACTGCGCATCAAGGACAGCGCCTCGCGCGCTCGCGATACCGAAAGATCGAGCTTGCCCTCGACCTTCAGCCCGCGCGCATCCTCCGAAATTTTCGTCCAGACGCCGATCGGCTCCGTGCCCATATGCTGCCACAGCAGCTTCACGCCGCGCGCGCCGCGCTTGTGCAAGGTGGCTACGAAAGCCCCCGGCGCGACGATGTCGCCGCTGTCGTCGCGCTGGCCGAAGAGACTCGCGTAGCCCTCGAACACGCCGCTGTCGCCGATGACGGCGAGCGGCGCCGCGGCGCGCTTTTCTTCGCGATACAAAGACGCGATGGCGAGAGCCTGCATGATCGATCCTCGGCGGGGGTTCGAACCGGACGGCGCCGCTGACGCCGCGCGCCGGGGTCGTCGACCCGCAGCGTCAGCGGCGATCAGGCGTCGCCGTCAGATTTTCGATTGGAGGCGCAAGTGGTCGCGCGGCCGGAAATTCAAGAAGCTCGGAAAGCAGGCGCGAGCGCGCAGCGTGATTGTCCGTCGCAATCCCGTTTCGTCGACGCCCGTGTCTCTTGGGCGCAGTTCTGGAGCATGTGCGGGTTTTATCGAGGCAGCGATACGCTGTCAAGGAATATAATCCAACATATTGTTTCAAAATAAGAATATATTCTGTCAGATTTCGCGATTGCCAAAGCTGCGTCACAACCAGTTGTATTTGCAACAGCTACGCTGGGCGTTCGGCGCCCCTGCCGGAAGCTGCATCCCTCGCCCCTCGCTGGCGCCGCCCCCGGAACCTTGTTAAAGCACCGCCATGGCCACGGCAGACCCCACAGCGCGCGCCGCCGCCGGCGCTACGCCGATGATCGCGCAATATATCGAGATCAAGGCGGCCAATATGGACTGCCTGCTGTTCTACCGCATGGGCGATTTCTACGAATTGTTTTTCGAGGATGCGCAGACCGCCTCGCGCGCGCTCGGCATCATGCTCACCAAACGCGGCAAGCACATGGGCGAGGACATCCCCATGTGCGGCGTGCCGGTGGAGCGCAGCGACGATTATCTGCAAAAGCTCATTGCCCTGGGCCATCGCGTCGCCGTCTGCGAGCAGATCGAGGACCCGGCCGAAGCGAAGAAGCGCGGCCCCAAATCCGTCGTGCGCCGCGATGTCGTGCGGCTCGTCACGCCCGGCACCATCACCGAGGAAAGCCTGCTGGAACCCGGCCGGCCCAACGCCTTCGCCACCGTGGCGCGCGCCCGCAGCGACGACGGCGGCTGGCGCTACGCCATCGCCAGCGTCGATATTTCCACCGGCGCCTTTCTCGTCGGCGAGCGCGGCGAGACCGAACTCGCCGCGGAACTGGCGCGCCTCGAGCCGCGCGAGATCGTCGCCGGTGAAAGCCTCGTGCGCGAGCCGGCGCTGGCCGCGGCCTTCGCGCTGATCCCTGCCCCGGTCACCCCGCTCGGCCGCGAAATATCGGAAAGCGACAGCGCCGCGCGGCGGCTCACCGATTTCTTCTCGATCGCCACGCTCGACAGTCTGGGCGCCTTCACCGCCGCGGAAACCGCCGCCTGCGCCGTCGCCGTGCACTATGTCGAGCGTACGCAGAAAGGCCAGCGCCCTGCCCTGTCGCGCCCGGTACGCACGAGCGTCGGCGGAACGCTGGAGATCGACGCCGCAACGCGCGCCAATCTCGAGCTCACCCGCACCCTGTCCGGCGCGCGTGATGGCTCGCTCCTCTCCGTCGTCGATCGCACCGTCACGTCCGCCGGCGCGCGGCTGCTCGCCGAGCGCATCGGCGCGCCGCTGTGCGATCCCTCCGCCATCGCCGCGCGGCTCGACGCCGTGGGTTTCTTCACCGAGCGCGCAGACCTTCGTGACGCCCTGCGCCTGCGTCTCGCGCGCGCCCCCGATCTCGCCCGCGCGCTGTCGCGCCTCGCCCTGCAACGTGGCGGCCCGCGCGATCTGCGCGCCATTGCGCTCGGCCTCGGCGCCGCCCGCGATTGCGCCGCGCTGTTCGACCACGCAGACGCGCCGCCGGAAGCGCACGCCGACATCGCGACGCTGCGCGGCGCCGGCGCCGACGCTCTCGCCGCATTGGAGGCTGCCATTGCCCGCAGCCTCGCGGAGGAAGTTCCGCTCGACAAGCGCGGCGGCGCCTTCATCGCCAAAGGCGTCGACGCCGAACTCGACGAGGCGCGGTCCTTGCGCGACGAGAGCCGCGTTGTGGTGGCGTCGCTGCAGCAGCGCTACGCCGATCTTGCCGGAGTGCGGCAACTCAAGATCAAGCACAATAATTTTCTCGGCTACTTCCTCGAGACGCCCGCCTCGGTCGGCGAGAAGCTGCTGCGCCCACCCTTGTCGGAGACCTTCACGCATCGCCAGACGATGGCCGACGCCATGCGCTTCTCGACGCGCGAACTCGCCGAACTCGACGCGAGGATCGCCTCCGCCGCCGACCGCGCGCTCGCGAGAGAACTCGCAGTGTTCGAGGAACTCTCCGCCGCGACGCTCGAACAGACCGAGGCGCTGAAAGCCGTCGCGGAAGGCTTCGCCCGTCTCGATGTCGTCGCCGCTCTTGCCGACCTCGCCGAAAAGCGCGGCTGGACGCGCCCGCATGTCGACGCCTCGCTCGACTTCTCCATCGAGGGCGGGCGCCATCCAGTGGTGGAAGCCGCACTCGAGGCGCAGGGCGCTGCCTTCGCGCCCAACGACAGCGATCTGTCCGATGCGAAGATCGCTGTCGTCACCGGCCCCAACATGGCCGGCAAATCCACCTTCCTGCGCCAGAATGCGCTGATTGCTTTGCTCGCGCAGGCGGGCTCCTTCGTGCCGGCGGCGCGCGCCCGCATCGGCGCGCTCGACCGGCTGTTCTCGCGCGTCGGCGCCTCGGACGATCTCGCGCGCGGGCGCTCGACCTTCATGGTCGAGATGGTCGAGACCGCCGCGATCCTCAACGGCGCGGGGCCGCGCGCGCTGGTGATCCTCGACGAGATCGGCCGCGGCACGGCGACCTTCGACGGGCTCTCCATCGCCTGGGCGACGATCGAACATCTGCACGAGGCCAATCGCGCACGGGCCATCTTCGCCACGCATTTCCACGAACTCACGCAGCTCGCCAAACGCCTGCCGCGTCTCGTGAACCTCACCATGAAGGTCGCCGATTGCGCGGGCGACGTGGTCTTCCTCCACGAAGTGATCAAGGGCGCCGCCGATCGCTCCTATGGCGTCCATGTCGCCGAACTCGCCGGCCTGCCGCCGGCCGTCGTGGCGCGCGCTCACGCCATTCTGGCCGAACTCGAAGCCGCCGACCGCCGCGCGCCGGTGGAGACGCTGATCGACGATCTCCCCCTCTTCGCCCACGCCGCCCCGGCAAAACCCGAAGACCCGCTGCGCAAGGCGCTGGACGGCATCGATCCGGATACGCTCACGCCGCGGGATGCGCTGGCGGCGCTGTATCGGTTGAAGGACGCCGCGGGGCGGAAATGA